AATGTAAGTACAGCAAGAGATAATCTTGGAGTACAGATTAATGATGATGTAATAGGTTATGTAACACCTAGCACTTCTGGTAATGTTTTAACTTCTAATGGTTCTGCTTGGACAAGTGCAGCAGTACCAGCAGGGGGTAAAATATTACAAGTTGTTCATGCAACTACTACAACACAAGTTGATTCAACATCAGCTAGTTTTGTTGATACGGGATTAACAGCATCAATTACTCCTTCAGCTACATCTAGTAAAGTTTTAGTAGCTTTTGCTCAAGGAATTCTTATTGCTACACCATCTTCTTCAAGAACACAATTACAACTTGTAAGAGCAACAACAGCAGTACAAGTTTATGGATATATTGGTTGGAACTCAGCTAATCCAGAAATAATCTTTTATAACAATAATAGTTATTTAGATTCTCCTTCTACTACAAGTGCTACTACTTATAAAATTCAAATGAAAACAAGTAGCGGAGTAGTTAGAGCGCAGTATGATGATGGAGATGGAGAACAAGTTTCAAATATAGTACTTATGGAGATTGGAGCATAATGGCAAACGAAATTACTACAACAGATGCACTACAATCTTTAAAACCAAATGCTGAGTGGACACTAACAGGAAGTAGTTTAAATTGGTTAGATTCAGAACAAACAGAGCCTACATCAGATGAACTAGCAGCAGAGGTTATTAGGTTACAAGCAGTTTATGATGCAAAAGCATACCAGCGTACTAGGTCTTTAGAGTATCCATCAGTACAAGACCAACTAGATATGCAATATTGGGATAGTGTTAATGGTACAACTACTTGGGCAACTGCAATAGCTAAAGTTAAAACAGATAACCCAAAACCATAGGTTAATTATTTATGTCTAACATGACAGATTACGAAGCAGGACAGTTAGTAGCAGTAGTTACTCAGCTCAATAATGAAATAAGTGAAATGAATAGAACTTGTACTCAGCTATCTGATCGAGTAAATGAATTAGAAAAACAAATGGCTAAAGGAAAGGGAATGTTTGCTGGAGCTATATTTATAGCAATGGGATTAGGTGGTCTTGGTAGCACCTTATTCTCTAAATGGTTTAATTAGGATACAAGATATGACTTACTTAGATATAGTTAATAACATTTTAAAACGATTAAGAGAGCGTACTGTATCAACAGTCAATGAATCTTCTTACTCTAGCTTGATAGCTGTACTTGTTAATGATGCAAAAGAATCAGTAGAAAATGCTTGGAACTGGAGTGCATTAAGAACTACATTAAGTGCTACTACATCTAATGGTATTTTTAACTATGAACTAAATGGTTCTTTAAATGCTTTAACAGTATTAGATGCAACAAATGTAACAGATAACTTTTTCTTAGATTACAAAGCAGCACACGATTTTAACAAATTCTTTTTAACTAGTGATGTAGCAACAGGCTCACCTTATTACTATTCGTTTAACGGAGTTAGTGCTGATGGTGATACACAAGTAGACCTATATCCTATACCAGACAAAGCATACACAATTAGATTTAACTGTGTACTTAGGTCAGACGATTTAGTAAATGATGCTGATACACTAACTGTACCAACTAAACCAGTAGAGCTACTAGCTTATGCAATGGCAGTAGAAGAACGTGGTGAAGATGGTGGTATCAATCCTGTTAGTGCTTATGCTAGAGCTACCAATGCTTTACAAGATGCAGTAACTTTAGATGGTAACAAACACCCAGAGGAGCTAGTGTGGTATGAAAGCTAGAACAGTCTTTGTAGAATCACTAGCATCATCAGCAGCAGATTTATATACAGTACCTAATAATATGAGAGCAAAGTTAGTTCTTATTTTTGTATCTAACAGTGCAGGTTCTACTAGAAGCGATACAAATGTAACTATTAACTTTGATTCTACAGAGATAACAGTGCTAGGTGATAAGAGTTTAAGCTCTGGTGACTTTATAGAATTACAAATGAATGGTGGTTATGTAATGCTAGAGGCAGGTTATAAAATTAAAGGTTCATGTGCAGGTGGTACAGGAGTTTCTTGTATCCTTACAGTTGAAGAAGTACCATTTATTGTGAGTACAAACTAATATGGCAAAAGAATTAGTAACAGCATCATTAGTAGCACCAGCATTTTTAGGTTTAAATACCCAAGAGTCTAGTTTGTCTAATGACCCTAGCTTTGCTCTTGATGCAAACAACTGTGTTATTGATGAATTTGGTAGACTAGGTGCAAGAGAAGGTTGGTTTTATCGTACAACAGGTAGTGATGGTATTAACCTACTAGGTATGCACCCCTTCTTAGATGTAGCTGGTGTTAATACTTTTATATCTTGGAACGCTACTACATTTAAAAAAGGTTTTAGTACACTTACTACAATAACACCTACTACAACTGATACTATATCAGCAGGTAACTGGCAGTGTGTAACCTTAAATGATAGAGCTTATTTCTTTCAATCAGGTTATAAGCCTTTGTACTACACCAATGAATCTACTGCTAATGAGTTTAAAAGCATAGACCAACACGCTGATTATACAGGTAGTGCACCTAGTGCAAACATAGTAATGAGTGCGTATGGTAGATTATGGGCAGCAGACACTGCCACTAACAAGACTACTGTATTCTTCTCAGACCTCCTAGAAGGTACTAAATGGGGTAGTGGTAGTGCTGGTAGTATCAACATAGTAGGTGTGCTTCCAAAAGGCTCAGATGTCATTACAGGGCTTGGTAGCCACAATGGTTATTTAATTATATTTTGTAAGAACAATATTATTATATTTAAAGATAACGATAGTTTTCAAGGTAGCTTTGATGTAAACACTCTAACCTTAGTAGAAGTATTAGAAGGTGTAGGTTGTATTACTAGAGATACAATACAAAACACAGGTGCAGATATTTTATTTTTATCTGCTACAGGATTAAGAAGTTTAGGTAGAACAATACAAGAAAAGTCAGCTAAGTTAAATGACTTATCTAAAAACATAAGAGATTCTTTTTTAAGTATTGTAAATAGAGAATCTAACTTTAGTTTAATTAAGTCTTGTTACTTTCCTGAGAAAGCGTTTTACTTAATATTTTTACCAGAAGCAAAAACTATTTATGTATTTGATACTCGTAGACCACTAGAAGATGGTGCTTATAGAGTAACAACTTGGAACAACTTAGACCACACTGATTTTGTTTACGATAAAACAACTAAAGAAATGTATGTTACACAAGCTAATGGCATAGCAGAGTATGGTGGGTTTACGGATAACTCTGTTCCTTACACTATGAGTTACTTTACTAACCACTTTGATTTAAATGAACCAAATAGAAACAAGTTATTAAAACGGGCTGCTGTTACTGTTATTGGTTCTACTGCACAACCATTTAATTTAAAAGCTGGTTTTGATTATGTAACAAGTTACTTCTCGTTTCCGTTTACAATAAAAGATATACCAGTGTCAGAATACGGAATAGCAGAGTACGGAGCAAATGCAACAAATGTAGCACAGTATCAAGCAGGTATATCATTAGACAGATTAGATTCATCTGTATCAGGTTCGGGAAGCATCTTTCAATTAGGTATAGAATCAAAAATTGATGGTGGTTCTTTGAGTATACAAAAAGTAGATATTTATGGAAAATTAGGTAGGATTATATAAATGAGTAATTATTCAAAAACAACAGACTTTGCAGCCAAAGATGCCCTTAGTACAGGTAACGCTAATAAGATTGTAAAAGGTACTGAAATTAATGATGAGTTTAGTGCTATTCAAACAGCAGTTAACACTAAAGCTGATATTAATAGTCCAACCTTAACTGGTACACCAGCAGCACCTACACCAAGTGCTTCTACAAATAATACACAAATACCTACAACAGCTTATGTAACAAGTGCTATTACTACAGCTATTGCAACAGCTAAAGCAGCTTTGTTTCCTGTAGGAACTATTTATACACAAGCGGGTGTTTCTACTAACCCAGCTACACTATTAGGATTTGGTACATGGGAAGCATATGGTGCTGGTCGTGTTATGGTTGGTGTTGATAGTGGTAATACACTGTTTGATGCAGTTAATGAAACAGGTGGTAGTGCTGACTCTCCTGCTGTTAATACAACTACTGGTGCTACAGCACTTACAGCAGCACAAACTAGACAAGGTAATTTGTCAAGTGTTCGTACAACAGAAACTTCTAATTCTGCTGGCCCTGTAGCCGTACCAGAAACAGGAGAATCAGGTGCTGTAAATGCAGATATTTTAAGTATTTCTGGTGGTTTTGGATTACAATTTACTAATAATGCAAGTACATCTGACACACACACTCACTCAGTAACTAATGGCACTACTACTAACGCTAACTATCAACCATTTATTGCTGTATATATGTGGAAGCGTACTGCGTAGTATGGATAAAGTTCCTGTAGTAAAGGATAAAACTTTTACTTTGTACTTAGAAGAATACGAAGAATATTTAATTATACACTGTGATGTTTATAAATGGTTAAAGAGTACAAGAAAAAAAATGGAA